CCGTTCAACGACCTGCTTGGGCACTTCCCATGAGCACCGGGGGCAAATCCTGACTGCATGAGAGAACTCGATCTGGCACTCGCCGCACGTCACCAGCTTTACCCGGTCAGCCTCCATGCAATCGACAGGCCCGTGCTCGGCTATGCAATGAGCGTAATCCAGAACGAGGCAATACTCTTTGCTGGGAAACGTGCGGCAACCGCGCCCAACCATCTGGACGAGCTTTCCTTTCGAGAGGGTGGGGCGAAACAGCACGACGCAATCCACCCGCCGAGCGTTAAACCCCTCCGTGAATACATCCACGTTGATCATGTGGTTGTAGCGCCCACTGACAAAACCCGCCACGTATGCGTCTCGCTGGGCTTTTTTCGTCTGTGATGTGACGGTCGGGGCCTCGACGCCATACCGGCGCAATTCAGCAGCCACCAGCCTACAATGCTCGTGGTCGATGCAGAACCAGATGACGGCCTTCCGTTTGTACTCCGCGATGTGACCCATCGCAGACCGGACAGCATCAGCAACTACGCTGCTCATTGCGGCAGCAGCAGACGATGTGATGTAGTCGCCTCCGTGATTGCGCTTCACGTCTGTCAGATCCGGCTGGACTTCGCCCACCTGGGAGAAGAGCTTGCAGAGATACCCGTCCCGGATCAGATCGCCGATGTTCGCCTCATAGCATATCTCTTGCAGGATATGATCCCGGTGGCATATCGCCCCGCACCCCATGCGGTAGGGCGTGGCTGTGAACCCCACCACTTTCAGGTGCGGTGCTATCATGCGGCACCCGGCAATAAACTGGCGGTATTTGCCCTCGCCCTTAGCCGGGATTCTGTGCGCCTCGTCAATGATGAGGCAGTCAAACGGGGGGAAGTGCCCCCATTTGTCATAGATCGAGTCGATGCCCGCGAACATCACCGAATGATCGAGATCGCGCCTGCCCAGGCCCGATGAGTACACCCCGATGTCTCCAGCAGGCCATAGCCCGTGCATCTCCGCTGCGTTTTGGCTTACGAGCTCCTTCCGGTGCGCCAGCACGACGCACCGGAAGGGAGGGTAATCCGCCTTCCACCGCTGGATTGTCCATGCCATCGTCAGTGATTTGCCTCCCCCAGTCGGGATCACGACACACGGGTTACTGTCTTTCGTTTGAATATGCTCGTCGAGCGCATCCATTGCCTCCCGCTGAAACGGGTAGGGCTGGATCTTGCTCGCTTCCATCGGTGGAGGCGCGAATAGCATCAGCGCCTCCTCCGATTGCTGCGCCATTCCGCGGCGAGCACTGCTAGAAGGAACAGCAGGCCAATGAGCATCACGTTGTTGGGGTATTGCAGTAGATCGTTCATGCCCCCCACTCCTCGTCATCTTCATCCCCATAGGGCGAAAAGGTGTCTTGCGCGTGACCTGTATTCTTCGCGAGCGACTCCAAAATGACCTCTGTCGCCCTGTGGCCGAGGCTCCGCCCAATGTATCCGGCTGCGGCGTCATTGCCCCTGCTGGGCGGCCCCATGCGAGGGAAGGCCCGCAAATCGTAGTTCATGATGACGCGGATAATCGGCATTCCAATATCCACCTGCTTGATCGCCTCCAAATCGCACATGACCCGGCTGATTCTTGTGTAGTTCGTGAGCAATTCCCTGTCGAGTTCCGCCACGCGGCTGTTCAGTCCCTTGATCTCGTCCAGTCTTCGCATCAGCTCGCCGTCCACCTTTTTGAACGTCGCCGTCTTCCGCACCATCTTATCCATGACTTCGGCTATCTTGGCCTTGATTTTCTTCATCACTCCACCCCCTGCCAAAGCGCCACATGACGGTCGGGCTTGTAGAGCACCAGAAGGAACTTGCCGTCAAACTCCGTGGCCAGCGTTTCGTCGGTTTCTTCCCTTCTTGTTGGTGCGGGGATGCCCTCCCGTGATAGCAGGCCCAGCGCATGGCATAGGGCTTCGAAGCCGCCGCTACTGTTCGCAGGCCCCTCCCATAGGCGGTAACAGTCCTCCGGGGGGTAGCAGTCGAGCAGCGTGCGGGGGATCAGGTCATCACCGAACGGCGCGGGAGGCGTCGCGCCGGGGTCCATAGGGCCGCGCCCTCCCATAAGGTCCGCCGTGCTCCAGGTAGCCGGGCCAGACTTGCCATGCCTCCACACCGCACCGCCATCGTTATTCGTGAACTCAATCCAGTCGTCGCCTGCGTCGGTCGCCTGGGCGAACCCCACCAGATCGGGCAGCAGTAAATGGTCGTCGCACGGCGGATGAGGGCCGTCCCCTTGCCACTTATACCTGACATCGAAGTTGCAAAATTTTGCGCAGCTCCATTGACCGTCGCCTCCCGGCAGTGGCGTCGAGAAGCAGCAGTTGCGGCAGTTGATTTCCGGGATGGGGACGGCCACTTCGGCCACCGCCCCCCAGCAGAGCTCTATCGCGTCGCAGAACCTGCACCGGAAATCGTCCGGTCGCTGGGCGAGGCGCTCAGGGATTCGCTCCGCGTATATGATGCGCCGAGCCTTCGCCATCAGGGCCTCAAACTCTTTCCTGTCAAACCTGATCCGTTCAGACAGCAAGGCGTCTGTGTTTTTGTCCTTCGCCAGGTATAGCGCCCGGGGCAGCACTCCCAGCCCCATGCCTGCCATCATTTGCGCGACGTGTAGCGGCTTGGACTTGGCTACCCCCTTCGCCAGCCCCGCATAGCTCTTGCTTGAATGGGTCTTGATCTCCAGGACATGCCACGCCTTCGGGGCCTCGGGAATGCCACGCACAACGCCGTCCGGCTTGCAAACGAAATGACCGTCGATCTCGGGCCACTCCCACTGCTTCCCCGTGTCAGGGTCCACGTCGTAGACCTCGCAACCGATAGCCCGAAGGTCGGCCACAATGCGGGGCTCTTCTAGGTGGCCGGTGGCGAATAGCCGGTACTGGCGACCCTCGAATTCTGCCCGGACGCAATGCCGGAACGAGTACCACAGGGCACGCTCGCACTCGTTGCCGATAATTCCCGCACCGAGACGACGGGAGAAGCGTTGCTCCTCATCGCCCCGCTTCTTGTAATCGGCCATGATAGCATTAGCCGTCGTGATGGTTGGCGCTGGTATGTCGTTCATATTACCCCTTTACGCCAGCTTGAGTGTCACGCTGACCTTGCGCGGTGTGACCGTCACGAACGGCGATAGCGCCTTGAACAGCCCCGGCGAAGCCTCCCGGAGCCGCTCCCATGCCTTCTCGTCGAACGCCTGACATGCGGGGACTGCGGGGACTTCCACAAGAGGGGAGATGGCGGCGAATCGCGGCGGAACGCCGTCTAGCGCCTTCGTTCGAGCCGGTGGCCGAGGTCACAACAAGAGCGGCGATTTGCTCTTCCGCGCTTATCCGTGCCTCTTTCGCCTTGTTCTCTTCCTGTTTGGCGTCATAAAGCTCCAGCGCCAAGTCCTCCAATGTCTTTACCTTCACATTCTCCGTTGTCATATCTTGCTCCCTTGTGTTTCTTTCTGATCCGTCTGCTGCGCCTCTGTGTATTTGAGGCAGATTTCGCCGTTGGCCCGCGACACGATTGCGAGGCTGCATCCCCGGATACTCATCACGCGGTCGCGCTCTCGCTCCAGGTATTCGCGATAGGTGATTGCGCCCCGATTCGTCTGTATCTTCTCCTTGGGGTAGCCCCAGACGGTGAAGTACGCTTTCGATCGCGCCTCTTCAGAGCCGAGAGCCTTGGCCTCTGCCGCTATCTCGATCTCTACCGCTTCCACTGCTTCTTGTGCAGCCAGCAGCGCGGCTTCTGCTGCGGCCCTTTTCCCCACCTGCTGAGGCGTAGGCGTGTATGGTTTTCTGTTATTCATAGTGCTCCTTCAAATGGCGCGGGCCTCACACCCGCACGATGGTTCACGTTTTAAGGCACGAACCATTAACGTGCCAAACCGCCGTCTATCACCGGTCCCAGGGGCGGCGCTTCGGAGTTGTTGATTTGTCGGGGCCTTGTTGCGGTTGCGGCTGCCGGGGAGCCGTCTTGGATCGCGCATCTCCGGGAGCGGGATTGTCTTTGCCTCCG